CGCGTGATCGACTGGGACGGCCCCGAGACTGGCCCGTACAACCTCCTGGGCTTCTCAGACGTGCCGGGCAACCTTCTGCCCCTCCCCCCGGTGGCGTTGTGGCGCGATCTGCACGAGCTGGGCAATAACCTCTTCCGCAAGCTGGGCCGCCAGGCCGACGCAAAGAAGTCTGTCGCCGCGTTTCAGGGCGGGAACGACGAGGACGTTGAGGCGCTCAAGAGGGCGGCCGACGGTGAAGGCATACGGTACAGCGGCCAGAAGCCGGAAAACATCACTGTGGGCGGTATAGACCCTGCTACGCTGGCTTTCTACCTCCAGTGTCGCGACCTGTTCAGCTACTTCGCCGGAAACCTCGATACGATGGGCGGACTGGCACCTATGACCGAGACTATCGGCCAGGACAAGCTGTTGAGTGAGGCCGCTAGTGCGCGAGTTAACTTCATGCGTGGCCGTACGATCAGCTTCGACCGCGACATCTTCAAGGCGCTGGCATGGTACGAGTGGACCGATCCAGTACGCAAGCGCATCATCGAGAAGCCGGTCAAGGGTCTGGACATGACGATTCGGCGCACATGGTCGGCCGAGACCCGAGAGGGCGACTGGCTTGACTACAACTTCGACATCGACGCCTTTTCGATGCAGGCCGACACGCCGCAGATCAAGCTACAGAAGATCGGCCAGGCCCTCGAACGCTACGTCTTTCCTGCGCTCCCCCTCCTGGAGAAGCAGGGCGGCCAGGTCGACTTCAAGGAGCTCCTGGAGCTCGTCGGGCGACTCAGCAACGTGCCGGAGCTGGCGAGCATCGTACGGTTCGGCGAGCCGATGGCCACACAGCCCGAGCAAGGCAACTCCGATCCGACGACTATGCCGTCGAACACGACCCGTACCTCCGTGCGGGTTAACCGCCCTGGGGCGACGCGGCACGGTAAGGATGACGCGATGAGCAGGTTACTCATGGGAAGCAAGGTTCAGTCGGCCGAAGGCGCCGCACTTGGAAAGCCGGTAAGCTAATGGCGACCTATTGCTATATCACTGATAGCGGCGACCAGGGAACGGTCGAGTGCGCCCTCGGGTGCGCCCCGCGCCGGATCAAGATTGACGGCGTGCTAGCACGGCGCGACTACGCCGCCGAGGCCAAGGGCTTCCCGCCTACGAAAGGCTGGCCGATCGAGTGTATCGGCTCTGGAGTCAACGCCGAGGACGCTGGAGAGCTCCGAAAGCACCTGGCCGACCGAGGCGTGCCGACCGAGATCACGCCGGACGGCAACCCTATTTACCGTGATCCTGCGCACCGCCGGAAGGCACTCAAGGCGCGTGGCCTCATTGACAAAGCGAGTTTCGTATAAAAACCACACAGGAGAAGGATGCAATCATGGGCGACACACCGAAAAAAGATGAAACGACCACGACGCCGGCCGATATTGATCCGACCGTTTCGACCGACCTAATGGGCGAAATCGACGCAGGAGTCGAGGAAGCTATGGTAGTGGTCGAGAAAGATCGCAAGGACCGTGATGCCGAGGCCGGTGTCGACGATCCCGACAAAGACAATTTACCGCCCGAGAAGGTTGGTACGGGCGAGGAGAAGCCGGGAGGCAAGGCCCCTGGCGACGGCAAGAAGGGTGACGAGACTGTAGTGGAGAAGTCGGACGGAGACGCTGATCCCGCCGGTAAAGATCCCGTTACGGACGAAGTGCTCGAACGCGCAGTGAAGGCCGGTCTGTCAATGGCGGAAGCCAAGCAGTATCCCAACGCATCTTTGCTTGGGACAGTGTGTGACAGGCTGGAGAAGCTGAGCAAGGGCGCATCCGGTGAAGAAGGCGGCGACGCTGACAAAGCTGGCGATGTGGACCCGTTGGCGGCAATACCTGACCTGGATCCGGACGAGTACGACGAGGGCGTCGTAGCCGCGGTGAAGGCTCTCAAGGACGTTGTTCGTCAGCAGCAGGAAACGATAAGCGGTCTCAAGGCCAACGGGAAAGACGGCGAGAAATCGGCGTTTGACGCGAAGGTTGAGGGATTAGGGGAAGCGTTTGGCAAGGCGCTTGAGGCAGCCCCGGAGAAGCGTGTCGCTCTACAGGAGCAGGTTGATGTTCTGACCGCTGGCAACAAAGCTGCGGGTAAGGAAGTCGACCAGGGTACGATCTTCGACCAGGCCGTTTCGATTACGCTGGGTGACGTGGCGGCTCAGGCCGCAACCGACGCCAAGACCGTCGCACTAGAGAAGCGTGCCACACAGCACGTCTTCCGGCCTGGCGGACCGACAGCAACCCCGACGACCGACGCCTTTGAAGACGTCGCGGCCGAAGTGGATCGCGCTTACTTCGACAAGAAATAACTAGGGATCAAGGAGAAATAGTCATGGGTTTGGCATTCAGCGAAATCGACGATGCGGTACTGCTCACGCAGAACAAGCTCGTCAAACGAGGCGCATTCATCGACATGCAGACGGATCTGACCGATCACGTCGCAGTCCGTGAGATGTGGAAGGCGCGGGCAAAGCAGTTCGCGGGTGGACAGCAGTGGGAGTTTGAGGTCCAGATGGATCACAACTATTCCGCGCGTACCGTGGGTCTGTACGAGACTGACGGCAGTTCCGAGAACGATACGATGAAGGACGGCAAGGTAGACGTGCGGCATGTGAACGCGCATTACATCTACGACCAGCGCCTCCCCGCATTCCAGCGCGGCGGCACCGCCATCGTGAACCTCGTCCGCACGAAGTATGTGGGGATGATGGTCTCGTTCTACGAGCTCCTGGAAGAGCTCCTGTGGAGCAAGCCGACGGACTCAACCGACGACAAGACCCCGTTTGGTCTTGCGTACTGGGTCGTGAAGAACGCAACGGAAGGCTTCAACGGCGGAAACCCCTCGGGTTTCTCCGATGGTCGCGCCGGGATCGACACAACGGAGTATGCCCGGTGGGCAAACTGGACCGCGAATTACGTGGCGATCACGAAAGAGGATCTGATCCGCAAGATGCGCCGGGCGCATCGCCGGACCAAGTTCCGCTCCCCGGTGTCGCACGCGACGCCGAACCTGGGCGCGATGAAAAACGGTATCTATACCAACGATACCGTGATCGGGCTGCTTGAGGAGGCGCTCGAAGCGCAGAACATGAGCCTCGGTAACGACCTGGACAGCAAGGGTGGTCGAACCGTGTTCAAGAGCACACCGGTGCAGTATGCGCCGAAACTGGACGACGACAGCAGTGATCCGGTCTACATGCTGGACTGGAAGTGGCTTGCGGTCGGCGTGCTCGCCGGGTGGGAGAACAACCTGTCCTCGCCGTACATGGTTCCGGGTAAGCACCTGGTCCGCCGTGTCGACCTAGACGCGTCGCTGAACATGGTTTGCACGGACTTGCGCCGTCAGACAGTCATCAGCAAGTAGTCAACAACCGAAACTGACAATAAGAAAGGGAAACCATTATGGATTCCAGTGTAAATGGCCCTCAGAAGATGGGCAACCTCATCATCGAAGAGGTTTGGTACGAAGGCACCGACGCGCTCAAGCAGGGCGAGGCCGTGTGCTACAACGCCGACTACGGGACGGCAACGGCTTTCGACGGCCGCCGCTGCAACCGTGTCGAGCGTCCGAGTCTGACGAACAGCAAGGCGTTTGCCGGTGTCGTTGAGCGTGACTACTCAGCGAAGAACGCAGGCCAGCGCCTCCGCATTTGCTGCCCCGGCAGCCGTGGTGCGGTGATCGCGTTGGGCGTCAACTCCGAAATCGGTTCGGGCCTTCTGTCCTTCGAGGCAGGAGCGGTCGGGTCGCATCGCGGCCGGTTCTACACGGGCAAGTACAAGGGTCGCGGGTCCGCGATTCCTCGTCAGACCGTGGCGGCGGCGTTGCTTGAGGATGGCATCCTGGGCACATGGTCCCTGGCGGTCGACGGTGTTACGCTGACAGTTACGTCCACGACCGGACTGGCTGCGGCCGATACCGTGGTCCTTCGCGGTGGCGAGATGGAGTCTGCGTCGAAGTACGTCACGCCCGGCAAGTACACCATCAGCTCGATCACGGACAGCACGACCATCGTGCTAACGTCCTCGGCGGTCAATGCGACGCCGGATGCGGCCGTGCTCTGCACCGGGTACGCCTACACGGGCAACCCGAAGTGCCAGGCCGATCTCCTCACCGGAGATGAGTGTGGTGGCGTCGAGTTCGTCAGCTTCTTGAACGCTGGCAACGCGGCACAGGGGCACCTGGTCGGTGGCGTGTCTTACGTTTGCGGAGGTTTGGACATCTCCGGCGACGTTGACATCGTGCTGGCGCAGGGGACTCTGCCCGGTGAGACGAAGGCTGTCGTTCTGCTTGCAGACCTGGCAACCAGCGCCCTCACCGTTGACCCGGCAACCGACGGCCTCAAAATCGTCGGGACCACGCTGGCAGCGATCACCGGCATGGATACAGCGGCCGACGCCGTGTATCTTGAGTTCGGTGGCGGTCTGTGGCAGATCACCGACGTTGTCGGTGGGGCAACCGAGACGTAAGCCGAAACCTTCGAACCGTAGCCTGGGGTCGGACATTCCGGCCCCAGGCTTCACCTAACACACAGGAGTACGATACAATGGATAGTCCCACGCAGACACAGCCCGACAAGATCGAGCAAGAAGACCGCATCGACGACTTCGCCGTGAAGGCGTATCAGTCGATGGGCTACACCGAGCGCCTGTCAGAAAACATGGTGATTCTCTACAACGAGTTCAAGAGGCGCAAAGACAAACTCCAGCCTGGCCGACCGTCCCCCGAGGCACTCGCACTAATCGCGATCATGGCCGCTATGGTCGACGGCGACCTGGTGCTGGCAGATGGTGACGGCAAGGAGTAGCGCAGCATGGCCGAATCAACACTTTCCATCAGCTACGATGAACTACAGATCGAAGTCGGTAGGTTTGTTGGGTATGACAGGGATCCCACTGAATGGAACGATACGCTTACAGATGAAGTCGATCGGTATATCCAGTCTGGTCTGAGGCAGTTCTATTACCCTCCGGCGGTTGAAAGTGTTGAGGCTGGTTACGAGTGGTCGTTCATCAAGCCGACCACAACGATTGATACGACCGCGAGCGACGCCGCTCAGGATCTCCTGGACGACTTCGGGCGCATCGTCGGTGATCTTCATTTCGCATCGACCGTCCACGCACGATCGGTCACGGTTCTGAGTGAGCACGGGATTCAGACTCTACTCCAGCGCGACTCCAACGAGAGCAGGCCGCTACATGCGGCCGTGCGGTTCAAGACGAGCGACGGATCCACCGGCCAGCGGCAGGAGATAGTCTGGTGGCCCATCCCGGACGATACTTACACACTGACGTACCGCTACGAGGCCTTTGCCGGGAAGCTGGTAAAGACTGACAACCCCTACCCACTGGGCGGCATGAAGCACTCTGAGCTCATTACCGAGAGTTGCCTGGCCGTCGCCGAACAACGGGCAAACGACGAGAAGGGTATCCACTGGGACCTATTTACGCGACTGCTAGCAACGGCCGTTGCACAGGACAGGATGAACGGGGCGCGCTTCTTTGGCGCTATGAGTCAAGGGGAAACAGTGGAGTCGAGTGCCAGGAGTCGTCATGCGAACGGCACCTCGTACGACATCACGTATAAAGGGGACACATGGTAGTACCAATTGAATTAACGGCGACAGGCTGCGTTATTGTCGTGTCGTTCTGGGGGTGGCTTGCTGTGAAAGTGATAGATCAAGGTCGGAAGCTCGTCGAGCTGGGGGAACGAATAAGCTCGCAGGAGAAGGTATGCGGTGAACGCCTTGACTGGTTGCGTTTGATGGAGCACAAGCTCATCACGGTGGGCGAGGATACCGCCGCGATCTGCGGGAAGCTCGAAATTGACAGGGAACCTCGTGACTAACTGCATTCCGGAATGTGGCGATGTTGGTTTCGTCGGGCGTGAGCATGGGAGCTCTCTAGTCTCCGACGCCATCGACCTTATGACTACCGGTGAGGACGAGGATGCGACCGTCGCGCAGCATCAGTTCCAGGTAATCAATTATGATCGAATACTTGAGGCCGGAACTTCACGAAAGCACGGCGCGATTATCCGGTTGCTCTCTGAGCGGATCGCAGACTGCCTGGCCGACAACACTCATTACATTATCTTCCGGCCGCCTGCGCTTACCTGGTGGCAACGTGAACGGATTGCTCGACGGGCTCGGAAGCTCAACGGAAAACGGTACGGCTATGTGGAGATCCTCTTGCAGGGGATCGACGGGGGGCTCCGTAAAAAGGGGTGGCTCCGTGAAGGACGCCCTCTGTTCACGCGGCTGGGCGCATTGGCCCCGTGGACGGTGATCTGCTCAGGGGCGAGCAATCGGTGTTTGTATGACGGGCGGGTGCTGCCTCGGCGGTTCCTGTACCTCTCCCCCGATGGAACGTATGACGAGGCCATTCGCCGCTGTTGGCAAGTGGTCGCAATCGACAAGAACGGCGCTTCGTATTGGGCGGGTGCCAAAATACAAGGAGAAGCTGAATGAGGACCATTGATCTTCACACAGCAGACGGTGTAATGGTGAGGGCTCCCGGTCATGGAATCCTTCTCTCTTACGGAGTGACGGTGCCGACGAATGGCACCGCTGGGTACGCAACGGGTTGCAACTTCATCCACACGGATGGAGGAGCGGGGACGGCCTTCTACCTCAACGAGGGGTCGGTCACAAGCTGCGCCTTCGTCGCCGTGGCGGCCATGACGGCCGCGCAGGAGGCGTTGATCGGCGCAACGGCCGGTACGGCAACAGCAAGCGTGGCGGCGATCCTGGATGCCAACAAGGCCCTTGATGTGGTCCGTACGGCATCATTGATGGTCGGCGCAAGCGGATCAGAGGTCGCCGTAGTGCTTGGCGGTGGCATGGCTGCGGGTGCAGGCATCACGGCTGGCACAGATACGGTGTGCGCTCACAGCGTCGTAAAGGCTGGGGCGATTTTCAAGACCGAGATCCTGCTCGACATGGATGGGCTGCATGGTGGCGGCACCAACGGCGACATCATTGGCGTTGACGCCGGAGCGGTCAACTGTCATCTCGGTCAGATTACGGCCGCTGTGAACGGGACAATCGTTTACGGGCAGATTACCTGTCTGGAAACTCCGGCTGGTGGAAGTGATGACATCGACTTCTACGGGTCGGTTGACGAAGATACCGGGGCGCAGGATGCGGCTCTCTCGACGATTACGGGCGAGGAGCAACTCCTTGATAACGGCGCTTGGGCTGCCGCTGTGGCTACTCCGATCGCCTTGACTGCGCTACCGGATGCTGACGGGTATCTCTACATGGCAAATCCGACCGCTTCCGACGCAGAATACAGCGCCGGGATCTTCCTCATCGAACTGTGGGGCGTGTAGGCTCCAGTTCGATGCCGAGAACCGTCAATAAGACGCTCGCGTTCCCCCTCGCCGGAGTGGTCCGGCGAGGGGCGTATCGCGACCAGACGCGTCCGTACTCTGCCCCCTGGGCGGTCAACGTACGTGGTTCGGCTCCTCTTGAAGGTCGCGAACGCGGTGGATCGCGGCCGGGCCTGGTCACGATCGCAGGCGTCACAACAACCGCCGAGGGCGACTGGGAATGGGACGACGGTGAGACGATCGAGTGGGAGGCCTCTGGCGGGGATATGACCTACGACTACGCCGAGACGCTTATCGAGGCCTCCGACGGAACGGAGATCATCAACCCGGCCTCTCTTATCAGCGTGATAGCAGACACGGGCGAGGCTCCTACCGACTACACCATCAGTTGTCTCTACCGCGATCGGGTCATTCTTGGAAAAGGCGCCTTGTGGTACGCTTCGCGTGCTGGCGATCATGCCGACTGGGACTATGGCGCGGAAATGACCGACGTAGGCCGGGCCGTTGCTGGCACGGTGGAGCTTGCGGGGCAGACCGGCGGCGACCTTACGGCAATCATTCCCCACCGCGACCAGGCTTTGATATTTGCGACGAAAAACTCTCTTCACGTCCTCAGTGGCGACCCGGTAACAGGTAAGCTGCAGGTTGTAGACGAGGACATAGGAATTATCGCACCTTACGGCTGGGCACTCAACGGCGAAGAGCTGGCGTTTCTGAGTAACGACGGCGTGTACGTCGGAAAAGTGGGATCCAAACCTACGCGGTTCAGTGAGGGCCGGATCCCCGACGAGCTCAAGAACGTCGACGTAGACAACAACACCGTTGTGATGGCCTACGACCCTGGCGCGCGCGGCTTTCATCTGTTCATTACCCCTGGGACAGGTACCGGCAGTCATTACTTCCTCGACCTGGGCAACAAAGCAGTGTGGCCCGTGGTGTTCGGCGACGACGGCCACCAGCCCATTGTTGCCGCCCGGATCAAGAGCGAGAACCTGGAGCGGGTCTATTTGCAGGGGCGCGACACCACTTGGCGCGAGTTCGTCTCTTCGGCCGTCGACGACGACGGGGAGACCTTGCAGAGTCATGTGCTCGTCGGTCCCGTGCGGATCTCGGCCGACGACGTGCGCGACGCTATGCTCGCCGAGATTCACGGGATCCTGGCGCAGGACATTGGCAGTACTGTTACCTGGCGCGTAGTGATGGGCGAAAGCGCCGAGAACACGGCCGATACCGCCGTTACCGCCGTCAACGCCGTGCTAGCATCCGGCACACCCGTAGGCGTCGCCGCGTCCGGAACCTGGAGCGAAGGACGTAATATGGTCAACCGGCCACGCTCGCGCGGTCCGTGGGTGATCGTTTGGATTTCAGCAGAAACGAAGTGGGCATACGAGGCTGTGGCCATCGTCGCCCGTCAACTCGGAAGGAACCGATAATGAAGATTTCAGAAGCAACCCCAGACGCTAGTGTTTCGGGCGTCGAGCTACTCCCCGTGTCGGATGCGGGATCCCCAAAGAGCGTGACCATCGACAACATCAAAGCCTTCATCATCGACGCGATCGAGGCGGTCGCGGCCGGATCGTCGGTCACGGGGGCCGACGGAGTGTTCGTTCTCCAGAGCGGCGTCATGAAGCCGATGGATATAGACACGGTGAGTCAGTACGCGATCGACACCATTTGGGGCAAGGCCGCCGAGGCCGCGCCGGACAGCGCCGACGTGCTAGCACTCAAGGATGGAGGTGCGACTGAGAAAACCGTCACCCTGGCCCTCCTGGCCGAGTATGTCCGAGCCACGGTCGAGGCAACGATCCTCGACGTGTCGGATCTTGATAGCGGCGCAACACTGGCCGACGATCATGTATTCCTCGTGACGCAGGGATCGACCGGCAAGAAGGTGGCTTTCTCCGCAATCAGTACGGCAATCTACGGGGCACTCAAGACTTACGTGGTTGCCCTTACGGGCGTCACTCCTGCGGACGCCGACGTGCTCTATATTGTCCAGGGCGGCATTGAGAGGAAAGTCACCTATGCCAACCTCATGGCGTCGGGCGGTGACTGTGGTGCTCCGGCGACTACCACCGAGGATAACCTGCCTCAGTGGAGTTCAACGCAGAAGACGCTCAAGGACGGCAAGGCCGTGGTTACGGCTATCCGGGCGTCCGGTACAGCGGACAACCTCTCTGTACCCACTGAGGCGGCCGTCAGGGCCGTCCTGGGCGGTCTCAAGGAGCTATGGGTTCGTGCCAGCGACATGGTTGCCAGCACAACGGCCGGCGTGGCCACTGAGACTCACGAGTATCCCACCAACGACATGAACCATGACGTGCTGCTCTTTGCAGGCGACACGGCTGACGAGTCGGCAGAGTTCAATGTAGTCATGCCGCCGGAGTGGGATCGCCTCACGATCAAGTTCAAGGCATTCTGGGCTCCGGCTCATTCGGACGCCAACCCCGACGAGTACATTAGTCTGTCGCTGGCGGCCGGGGCGTTCGCGAATGACTCGGCGATGGACTCCACGCTAGGGACGCCCGTGGCTGTTGTCGACCAGGCTATCTCCGACGATGATCTGCACATCAGTCCGGCCAGCGCCGCAATTACGGTGTCAGGCAGTCCGGCGCTGGGCGACTTGATCCATTTCAAGCTCACACGGGATTACGATTACGATTACGTCGGCGCGGGAACGGCTATGGACGTCGACCTCCGGTTGTTCGGCGTTCTGATTCAGTACCAGGAAGCCTACACGGTCGCCGCGTGGTAAAAGGGGATAGCTCATGGATCACATTAGCCCATTGCAGTACATCACGGACATTGATCCGATAGTTCAAGAAGTGCTCGACGCAACAGCCTGGTTTGAGACTGAATACATGACCGTCGAATGGGACGGCTACCATCCGACCAACTACCTTGAATGGTACATGGCCCAAGGATGGGTCATGTATAACAAGACGAGCTATTGGGGCTGGATCCTCGGCAACTCCGTGGAGTTCTCGACCGCATACTTGAAGCGTCGCAAGCTCCAATCTGAGCGCGTTCTCGATTCGCTCATTACCGAGTTCACTTCGGCCTACAACGAGGGCCGCTCGATAAACGACTCCCGGTACGACGAGCTGGTCACGCTCTACAGCGTCATGCTCCAGCAGTCCGAGAGTGAGTTGACAGATGTAAACTCCAATCAGTCCACCTATGACGCACTGATAGAGAAGGTCATAGACGGCATGGAAACGGACCTCTCCACTCACGAGGATGCGGTCGACGGCGTGCTGGACGATTTTGGGACCAGTGAGCTCACGCGGATTAACGCGGCATTTAACGCCAAGGAAGCAGAGCTCACGCAGAGCTTGATTACTCGGGGCATGAACAACTCGACGGTATCTGACACGGTACTGGCCGGTTATGAGCGCGAGAGGGCCGCCGCCATTACCGATCTCAACGACAAGATTGCCGAACAGCAGATCGGCCAGCAGGATAAACTGCACGGCCGCCGGGTGGAGACCAGTCGCAGGATCCTCGATGCGCGCGATCGTCTCTTCCGTCTACAGAAGAACGGATCGCTTACCATCATCGACCAGCGCAACAAGATCCTGCAAGCAATGTTCTCGTTCATGGAGCGGCGCACGGACGACTATCCGGGTATGCAGGGGCTCGCGGAGATTGCGGCCAAGCTCGGGTTTAGCGAGTCGGCCTCGGTGGTAGCACCAGCGTCGTAGAGGATTACTCAATGGCCATTAGCGTAAAGCATTTCGGCAACCGGCAGCCAGCGGAAGGAGTGGAGCCGCTCCGCATTGAGACCGATCCCAAGTTGCCGTTTGGGAAGAAAAACCCCATCGACTGGATGACCGGTAAGCATATCCCCCTTCGGAAGCCTGACGAGGACGACGACGATAGTTCTTCAAACACCGACCAGAAGGTTAAGGGTAGTGCCACGGATCCGACCGCCGGGTTCTTGGATGCTAAGGTAGCCAAGTCGATCGTGGTTGCGGACGATGCGCTTGAGCTCGACGGCGACGAGGCTGCTCCTGGTAACAGCAAGGTCTACGGGACAGACAGTTCCGGCGATAAGGGTTGGGAAGATGGAAACATGGTCATGGCTGACGCAGACGATGCCACCCCTGGCTACCTCGATGATAAGGTTGCAAAGTCTGTGGTCGTTGTCGCCGCTGACGACGTGATCGAGCTCGACGGCGATGAGGCCGCTCCTGGTAACTTTAAGGTCTATGGGACCGACGGTTCCGGCGACAAGGGGTTTCAAGACGGTAACAAGGTTCTGGCTGATTCAGGCGATACGTCTCCGGACTATCTTGACGGGAAGGTGGCTAAGTCCATCGTCGTTAGCGATGATGACAAACTGGAGCTCGACGGTGACGAGACCTCCCCTGGCAATAATAAGGTCTATGGGACGGACGAATCTGGCAACAAGGGATGGGACGACGCGCCGACTGAAGGTGCCGAAGATCCGGACACCGACATCACGACGATCGGTGCGGCAACCGAGGGAAGCGAAACAGCGTCGACGGATACATGGACCGCTGGCACAGCGAATGGTCTTGCAGAGTGGTACGTGTCTCGGGTCGTTTATAACCATTCCGGCGACAAGAAGCTCTACTCGTTCCTTAGATTGCGTACATACGACCTGTATGGTCGGCTGTACTCGGTGAGTGCCGAGACACGGGTCGAGGTGGATGCGGCGGTAGCGGAGTCATAAAATGGCTGACGGAAATCTTATCTTTGAGCCTGGTGGGCACCTTGTTAAGGAAACCGGCGGCCACCTTATTCATTACGAAAATGCCCCTGCAAGCTGTCCGTATGACTCTGCAACTACTGTCGTCATCTCTTGGACGGGCTACTGTTGGGATAGCGCCTCTCCTTCAAACACGCGGCTTAATTACTCGCCTGTTTCTTCTATCTCGAAGAGTAATCGGTGTTTATGGGCATATGGTGTTCCTTCCGGAAATCTCATAGCGGTCCATATTTTGCACGACGGAACTGATTGGGCCTGTAGAATGTGGTGGTTTTACGCATGGCCGTCAGGCT